AACACCCCTACTCCAAGTTTTACTCCTACACAAACACAGACCAACACACCCACACCGACATCTACACCTGAAATTGATTGTATATGGAGTTTAACAGATGAGTTATGGGAAAATAATAGTAATCTTTGGAATGTATGCCAACCAGTAATTACGCCCACACCTACTAACACACAAACAAACACATCCACTCCTACTAACACACAAACAAACACATCCACTCCTACTAACACACCTACTCCTTCTACAACACCACCAGCAAGTGGAACAAGTGAAGCACAAACTTATTTAAGAGCCGTAGTTGATGCTGGTGGCACAGGCATTACTTCAACAGTATCAGCCGCAACAATAACATTATTTACATCATTAGTTTCTAATAATTTATGGGACAAACTTATTGCCTTCTATCCTATCTTGGGTGGTAATAGTTCAGGTTGTAAGTTTAATGGTAAAAACCCTGTTGATACAAACGCAGGATATAGATTAGTATTTAATGGTGGTTGGACTTTTAACTCATTAGGTGCTACTTCTAATGGAACAAATGCTTATGCTAATACATTCTTATCAGCCTCAACAATTACTCCATTAAACTCACAACACTTAAGCCTTTATATGGCTAATAATAGTGTTCCTTCTGGAGTAAGTAGGAGTTTTGGTGGAGCAAATGGTGGTGGTGGTTTATTTAGTATTGGGATACAATCAACATCATACTATTATTGGGGTGCGAGTGATAATGGGCAGTCAAGTTTTTCAACAGCCAATAGTCAGGGTAATCTTTTAACAACCGCCAACTCAACATCATCAAGTTTATTGTATAGAAATGGAACTCAAATATTTACCACAGTAAATGATAATGGAAAGTCAATACCATATTCAGTTTATATTGGAGCATATAATAATGCGGGGACACCAGCACAATATTACGCTAATCAATATAGATTTTCAACAATAGGGTATGGTTTATCAGCAGCACAAGTATCAACATTATCAACAATCATAAACACTTTCCAAACAACATTATCAAGAAACACATATTAGTATGGCAGAATTAGTAGCGATTTTAACAATCAATCAAAAGGATAGTTTGGTAGGACAATTAGTTTGTCCTGATGTTTATTTTAATCCAACATTAGATGTAAATGAGAATTGGTTTATATCACAAGAAGAAATAAATACTTCAATCTATCCAGAACACGATTGGATTAAAGATTTAACCTTATCGGTATATGCTGGGCCTTATGTCCCACCTCAACCAATATCAGGTTCAACAATAAATTAAAACAAAAAAATAACTATATGTCTAATTTAACAGGACAACAAATCAATCAAACATATCCAGGTTTATTAAACTTGGCAACATCAACAACAGGTATAACAGAAAACTTACAAGCCATCCAAGACGGATTAGGTAATAATACAGGACTTCGTATTACTGAAAATCAATTAGAAGTTCCAAACATACAAGGTTTCGTTCCGTTAAAGGGACAATACTACGGGGCAGGTTTTTCTAACTTATCCTCAACCCAAATGGCATCAGGAACACAAAATATTATTATCGCAGCACCATTTATAGATAAGGCAGTATTTAGTTATTCCGCTTTAACCTATAACTTGATAAGTGGAACATCAACAAGTGATACTTGTGAAGCGGCGATTTATACTTCACAAATGATAAATCCTTATGGATTATTTCCAAGTGAGCCCATCATTTCTGGACTAACAATTACAACAACTGGTTCAACAGGACAAAAAACAGTTGTATTTCCATCAAATATATCTATGAGTGGATATGGTGGAGGACTATATTGGGTTGTATTCAAGGTTTCTAATGGTGGGGTTCAACCAACAGTTAGATTTGGTGCTGGTGCGTTAGCAAATATACAAGGACAATACGGAATGTTCCAAACACTAACTACTAACCAATATAGTAATACTTTAAGAATACAACCTTCGTGGCAGGTATTTTCAGGTCAAACAACCTTTGATAATCCTTTTGGAACTGATTTAGTATCAAAACAATCAACAACATCATCAATAGCAGGTTCTGCTTTAGGTATGATATTACACACAGTAGATGCTTAATATGAATATACTTTTCATATTGATTGACGATAAACTTGACGCACATTACATAATCAGCGAGAATGCTAATAATTAGAAAAAATGTTGTAAATAATTTAATAGCGACTGTGTCTATGAATAAGACGCTGCCTAACCCTTATTATCTTTTTTCATTCCAACACATAGCATCAAAGGAGAGAATAAGTTTTATCCCTCAAGTTATTACAAGTAATGTTAGATACGATAAGTTTAGATTTGTTGAAGCTCCAACGACTAATTTATCTGCGACACCACCTGAAGTTTATTTTGAGTATTTGGGTCAAATGTATTATTCCATCTATGAGCAGGTGTCTCCTACCAATACAAATATAGATTTAGCCTACAACAAATTAGAGAGTGGTAGAGCTTGGTTGATTGTTGGTGATGATAATACCCAAGAATGTTTCTTTGAGCCTTACATTTCTAATGATGAGGATTTCGCACAAGTTATTTATGTAAGTGAAGAAGAGGAAGCTTGCCAACAACCACTTACACCTAATATCACACCGACTAACACTCCAACTCCAAGTATCACACCAACTAATACAGCCACTCCTACAAGCACTCCAACGAACACACCTACCAATACTGCTTCACCAACTATCACACCAACACAAACACAGACGAACACACCGACTATGACGAAAACTCCTACGAACACGCCAACCCCTTCATCTACACCACCACCTGATACTCCATTAGCATTAGGTGCTTTATGGTGGATTGACTTTACTGATGCTTCAACTTTATCAATTCTTGGTGGAAATAAAGTTGCTGTTGCTACAGATAAAATTGGTGGAGTTCAGTTTGCGGCATTTCCTGGCTCAAACGGCCCTCTTTATAACCCAATAGGATATAATGGTGTTAGTGGAACTGCTCAAACAAACGCAACTTATTTAACAAATCCACCAGTTTATTCAGGGTTTTCTAACTATACTTGGTTTGGATATGTGTATGATGATAAAGTTTCTCAAAGAGGAGGAAAAATATTTGTGGGAACAGATGGAGGTAATTGGCCTGGTGGAGCAGCGTTTTCACTTATGATTGACCCTAACCAACCTGGTTTTGTTTGGAGGTTCCAAAATAGAACAGCAGGTGGTGGAGCTATTCAATTAGATACTGATATTACATATTCTGCTTGGACTGCTGTGGCTATGCGTTCTTATTATGACGGAACAAATACTCAATTTGAGGTTTGGGAAAATGGAAGTGTAATATCATCAGGAACTGCTGTTGGTAATATCTATCAAGTATCAAATCCTTATTTCCAACTGATGTTTGACGGAGGTATAGATTTTAACACAGAACAATTCTTCTTTAATAAAAAACTTACTGACGGACAGATGGCACAGATGTTTAACTACCTATCAAACAAGTATTGATATGGATAAAACAAAAACTTTAGATATTTATTAGTAATGAGCGACAAAAACAAACACGGATTACATATACAGGAGTTTAATGCTGCGTATGTCCCACAATTTCAAGAGGTCATTAAAAACAAGCCTTGGGTGTTCTACGGAGACGATAATATGTTTCCAAATCACCTTTTAACAAACTATCAATACTCACCAATTACTCGTGCTTGTGCTAATGCTACGATGTATGGTGTAAAGGGTAAGAACCTTATTGTAAAGGAAGGAGACCCTAATGCTATTGGAATGGCAAACAGAAGTGAGACCTTATATGAGGTCTATGAGAAGTGTGTGGTTGATAGGATTATTTTTGGTGGGTTCGCTCTCAACATCGTAAAATCTAACGATGGTGGGATTGCTGAAATCTACCATACTGACTTCTCAAGATTGAGAGCAGGTAAAGAGGATATGTTTGGTAATGTTGATACATACTTTTATTCTGTAGATTGGAAGGGAACACAAATCAATCCTCAAAAATGGAAGCCAGCTGAAATACCAGCCTTTAATATGGTTGGTGAAGACAGCCCATCTCAAATATACTATGTTAAAAAGTATCAACCGATGATGTCGTATTATCCAGCCCCCGATTGGATTGCTTCTTTAACAACATCTCAATTAGATATAGAGATAAGAACATTTCATCTAAACAACACTCAAAACTCTATGATGCCAAGTATGTCTGTGAGTTTTACAAATGGTGTCCCGAGTGAAGAAGAGAGAGATATTTTGATGAGACAATTAGAAGCCAAATATACCTCAAGTAATAATGCGGGTAAGATTTTTCTTTTCTTTAGCGAGAACCCCGAGACGGCCCCAATCATCGCACCTATACCAAACAACGCAAGTGATGCTTGGTATTCCAATATGGCACCACAGATAGACCAAACGATTTTAACAGCGTGGGGTATATCATCACCTATGTTATTGGGTATTAAAACATCAGGACAATTAGGAGGTAGAGCAGAAATGTTAGACGCTTACAATTTATTCTTACAGACAAGGATAATTCCAATTCAGGAAGATATGCTTAAGACATTTGAGAAAATCCTGTTCTTAAAAAATAAACAAACAATCAAATTGGGTATTGAGCAAAACCAAATCTTACCAGACGAGGTTCAAGAACAAATTGATATAGTAAAAGGAATATAACGAATGGCAACAGTATTACTTATCAGCGAGACGAAACTAAAGGCATTTACAACGCTAAATCAAAATATAGATATGGCTTTATTGACTTCTTGTATCTATATGTCCCAAGAGCTCGGGCTCCAAACTCTTATCGGGACGCGTGGCTACGACTATTATATGGATTTAGTAAAGTCAGTTCAATTATCAGGTGGGACTATGTCTCAAGCAGATAGTATTATGTTGAATGATTACATCGCACCATATCTAATTCATAGAGCGTTTTACGAGGCGATGCCAGAGGTTTTCGCAAGAAAAATGAATAAATCTATAACGCTGGGTAATACAGAACAAGGAACTTCAATAGACATTAAAGGTATGTCTTACTTGAGAGAAATAGAACAAGGTAGATACGAGTTTTATGCTCAAAGATTGATGGATAGAGTGATGGCTTTTCCAAGTCAATATCCCTGGTATTTTAACTATACTCAACAAGACGGGATGCCATCATCATCTCAAACATACTTTGCTGGCATTCACTTCGCTCCTGGTATGAGAAGACCACCAAGAAGAAATGATTGGTATAGAAACTTACCATACTATCAAGGCCCCGAGTATGATGCTTGTGTTGATTGTAATTAAAAACTGATATGAACGAAACAATACTACTTTTTTTATCTAACGCTATTACAGGTTTAGCTGGTTGGTTTGTAGGTCGTAAGAGACAACAAGCCGATACGGACAATCAGGTTCTACGCAACCTTGAAATTGCTGTGGGGTTATACAAGAATATCATAGATGACTTAAAACAAGAGATACACGAATTAAACATAAAGATACAGGATTTAGAAAAGAAGGTAGATGAACTACACGCCGAAAATAATAAATTAAAAAGAAACTCAATTTAGAATGCCAATTCCACAACCAACTTCAGGACAAGACGAACAAGAATATATTAGTTCTTGTATTAGAGAAATAATCGGTGAGTATGACGCAGAAGGTCAAGCTTACGCAGTATGTAAAGCAGAATACGACAAGATGTCCGCAACAGAGGACATTACAGACAATATAGACGATGCTGAAACATCGGTAGAACAAGGGTTCAATTACGCAACAAAAGAGAGTGAGGAGTTTGCTACACTACCTACTACCGATTGTATGGAGAAACACCAATCAGCAGGATACACAGAGAAATATGCTAAAGATGCTTGTTCTTCAAGAAAACCTAATGACGGACAACAAGGAGGAGTAGTTGGAATGAGTGCCGAGTTTGGTAGAACAAAGTTTGAGTATCCATCAAAACCAAAGGAGAGCCTAAATGAATATATGGGAAGATGTATGGGCGACGCTATGGTTAGAGAAAAGAAGAAGGACAGAGGTGTTCGTGCTGGATTTTGCTACACGCAATATCAACAAAGATACATAGCCAATATAGCTATGGGTTGGAAATAGTCCTAATTCTCATTTTAAGACCCCTTCCTTGACTTGTAATACCATTTTGATACAATTACCTTATGAATGAATTAGAACCTGTAGAAAAGAAAATATGCCGTTCTTGTGGCGTTGAGAAGCAAACTAAAAGATTTACCAAATTAGCAACAGGTAATAGAGCTGGTGTTTGTAATTTGTGTAGGTCATTAGGTAATACCATTAAAGATAAAATTACTAAAAAGGTAAAGCCTAAAAATAATCCATTACAACTTGGCTTCGTTCAATTAAAGGATTATGAGAATGCTTACAGATTTCTTGAGAATATAGGATACTCGTTGAAAGAAGATTTACATATTCAATTCTGTAAGAAATACGGACTTACTCCAAATAGTCCCAAACAAACATTCTTAAATCATTATTCACAAAAAGATTTAGGTCTTGTTTGACTTTTCAATTTTTTTTTATATTTATTGTTATAGAATAATGGGCGGAAACATAACACTTGCGTTATTCTATTACGACTTACAAGGGGATAATTTACATTAAAAAGTCAGCACCAGCACAAAGGAAGAAGGTGTATAGTAAATAGGTTGAAGGGTCAATCTAAAGTTGCTTCCAAGTTATAGTTTCCCTTGATACTATAATACTCCCAGTCAAGTAAGTAATGACTACGAGTGTGTTATTCTGTAGTGAAAACTATGGGATAAGCACTCACATATCAACCCGTAAGTAAATAACCTTCGGTAATAAGAATTAGATTAGCAACTGGTATGGAATTAGATATATTAGCATTAGAAATATTTATAGGTTATTTTATAGCAGTTTTATTAGTAAGAAAAAAAAGAGATAATTGACTTTTTAATATTTTTTTGATATTTATTAGTATGAAACAGAAAACACATAAGGTTATTGATTGTAAGTTGATTAAAGTTGAAAAATTATTTAACCAAACAAAACCAAATAAGTTTTTTTATAACATTACTCTTGAAGAAATGGATGAACCATTACTACTTGAAACAGAACAAGAAATACAGCCAGGCCTAATAGGTCAAAAGATAAAATACAAACTCAACGAAGAGAATGAAGTAAGTGAGTTTGAGTTTCTTTAACATATTGAGAGGGGGTTTTTTACAATTCTAATATTGTTCCCATTATTCTATTATTCTATTATTATCCCCCTCTCTTTTTTTATTCTAATATGGAAAGACAATCGTTATTACCATTACTTGAGAGTGTTGTAAGAGATAATCCTACATATAAGTTTCCAATAGAAACTATCAATAAGGAACTTGTATCCTTATTCCTGAACCCATTAGAGTTTGATTACTTTACTATACAGAGTTATAGAAAGTTAAAGAGAGAGTTTGGTGATACACTTGCTCACATATTCCTTTCAACATTAGAATTAAAGTTGAACCTAAAGGAGAGAGACATTTATACTCTATCAACACAGGAGTATCAGGCAGAGATAGAAAACTTCATAACTACTATGGAAAATCTATACATTACCAAAGTCAATAAGAAGTCAAGTGATGGTGAGATGATGTCGGCTATGGCTTAAGTTCCTTGTGAGCCTCAATTACCATTCTCAATTTTTCTGCTACTCGTCTGTATCCAACCATTTCAGGACATTCATTTAGAATATCAATACAAGCGTTGTGTAGGATTTTCACATCCTGTAGATACAAGGTCATATCTACATAATCATAATTCGTGTTAGGGTCTAATAATATCGGTTTCATATTTTTCATTTTTACAAAGGTAGGGATTAGTTTAATAACAGCCAAATAAATTATGAACCTATAATCCACACTTCATCAGCATTCCAATTTATTTTTTTAGTTGCTTCAACAACATAGTCAGTATAGTCGTGTAATGGACTATCAACTTTATTTTTCTTTAATACCTTGTGAAGATACTTTGTTCTCTCTTCGTCATTCTCAAACTCAAATTGTGTCTTGAAACACATTACTACTGGGTAGTCAATAAAAATCTCTGTGTAAGTTTTGTTCTTTTTCATATCTTTTTGTTTTTCTATTACAAATGTAAGTCAAACTATACAAAAGTCAATACCCACAACAAAAAAAAATAAAAAAAAATATTTTACCTGTAGGACTTGACTTTTGTAGATGTTGTGTTATATTTTAGAAAAAGGAACTAATATGAAATTGAAACAATATGTAAAACTTTGGGGTAAATGTCTAATACCTTCTACAAAAAAAGATGACGGACACTACAATATGGGTATTATCTGTGAGCCTGATAATTCTTCTGTTGTAGATGGAAATGGTTTGACCTATGAAATGATGGGTAGAAGAATAAGAGTTTATGATTGTGAAAATGGAACATACGGCAATTACAGATTGGATAGTATCAGGAAGTTTAACAAAGAATATATTTTAGAAAAAAATAAAAAATAATTTAGTGTGGGACTTGACTTTTGTATATCTTGTGTTATAATTAGTATAGAAGGAACAAAAAACACCTTATAGAAAAATGGAAAATCAAACTTACACAATCGGTCAAACATTCAATCCTGGTAAAAACAACAGAAACGAATATCTAACATCTGTAAAACTTACAGACATCCAACCTTGTAAATACGGAGGAAACAAATATAAGATGACTTGGTATAGCAAACACGAGATGAACGACGGAACATTCAAGAAATCTCAACGCTCTTGTTGGATGAACGGAGCATCAACAATCACTATGTATCTTGAAGAAGGATGGATTGCTCTATAAAAATAATAATATGAAAAACTTACTAATCAGCGGAAATACTCTACAAGAGTGGGACATAGAAGAAGTCCTAACCAATAAGGTTAAATCAAAAGACCAAACAATCTGTGATATGATACAGAGTGATTGGGACAATACCATATCAAGATGTGGTATGACTTATCTTGAGATAGAACAATTCAACAACACATATAATCAATAAACAAAATAAAAAATAGAACAAATGGAAACAAGAGAATTAGAACAAAAGAAAGACGCACTAACAAGAGCGTTATGGGAAGCGTATAACACATTAAATGAGTTATACAATCCACTACAAATCAATTCAATCAAGAAAAAGATTGATGATGAAATGAATAACTATGGTTATGAAGACCTTGAATATGAAGACAGGGCTTGGAGTAATAGAGTTATAGAAGCAATCAAAGATGTTGATAAAAAAAGAGAGGAACTATTAAAATTAGCATTCTAATATAAACTTATGGGAGCACTAAAACAATACCATAACGACTATCTATCAGCAGAGGACTTTGACCTTATGTTTGATGATGAATACGAACTATGGTTAGAGAACCATAAAGTAGAAAAAGAAGAATACGAACAAGCCATCGGTGATGGAATAAATCAAAATTATTGTAATTAAAATGAATAACGAACAAGAAATATGGAAACAAATACCGATGTATCCAACATACGCAGCATCCAATCTCGGTAGGATAAAGAACATCAAGAAGGATAAGATAATGACCCAATCACCAAATGATGTGAATAGAGATTATCAAAAGGTATGTATCTCTTACAGGAACAAACCTTACACAAAGAAAGTATCCCGTCTTGTATGGTCGGCATTCAACGATTGTGAGTGTGAGCTTACCATCAATCATATTGACGGAGACCCTCTAAACAACAACATAAATAATCTTGAATGTATAAGTAATCAGGAGAATTGCGCGAAGAAGAATATTTATAGGAAGAGGATAAACAAATATAACCTTGATGATGATATGCGTAGGGACATACTAATATCTTACCTGACTAAAGAAAAGTCAGTATGGGTATTGGCACACGAATACAAAATCCCAAGCAATTATCTCTATACAACTTTTAAGAGACAAAGTTGGAACCACTTATGTTGGAACAACGATACAATCAATACAGAGAACTCGCAAGAAAAATAACCAAAGGTGATGAGAGGCATATAGACCTATTACACGACATTCTTATTCAACTTGAAACAAACGAGAAATGGAATAACTTACAGACACCAGAAGAACAATTATATTTTCTTACCCGCACAATCACAAACCAATTCTACTCCAATAACTCAAAGTTCCAAAGAACATACAGAAAGTTTAATAGTCAGGTTATAGATATACCAGAGGTAGAAGATGTCCCCTATCAAGACAGACCAAGCATAGAATGGTTAAACAAATTACTTGATAAAGAATTAAAGAACAATCCCGAAAACTGGTATAATGTGGGGTTATTCAGGATGTATATGGAGCATAGAAAGATTGAACCAATACATAAGAAAACTAAAATACCACGATACTCAATAAGAAACACAATAAACGAAATGAAGTCGTGGGTTAAAATAAAATGGATTGAAGAATGGGAAAAGTAAAATTAGATAAGAACGATGTTATACTCATCAAAGACCTATGTGCGAACACCAGTCTATTAGATAGAGAAATAGCAGAGATGTTCGGTGTATCAAGAAAACACATAAACTCAATAAGAAACGAAACACGCTGGAATTATGAATACGGAAAAGACACAGACGACGCAAACAGAAGAGCAATCGAACGAGCAGTTATTCTTCACAGAAAAGGATAGAGATTGTGAGGAGTGTGATAAAGAGAAAGAAGTTCAACTATCATTTGGATTATCAACAAGAGAAGAGTGGGATAAAGTAATGAAGTTAAAACTAAAGTATGGACTAACAAGACAAGAGATGGATTACATATACGGGTTCTATAATAGAGAGTTAAAACAAAATAAGTCGCCAGGTTGTGGTAAATGTTTCGTCAATATCTGTAAAAATCTTGATAAAAGATATTCTACGCTAATAAATGATGAGAATAATGAATATCTTTCACCAAATTATGGGGGTAAAATCCGTATAAAGTAAGGGTAAGAAAAACTGATTGGTTGATTTTTCATTTTTAATAATTGGGGGAGTTGTAATCTTTTTACTTCTTCCCCATATTTATTTATAGGGAATTGATATTATTTTTAATTTATGGAACATTATTTAATACCCTAACTAATAAAACACAAATGACTTATGGCAAAGAGTAGCAAAAGAGGTGGGGTTAAAGCTCACAACAAAAGAATTAAAAAGAGAAACGAGATATTCACACATATAGAATACCTCAAGAAAAAGATTATTGAAGAAGCAAAAGAACGATATATTCAAGAACAACAAAATAAAGACCAAATTAAAATACAAATAAAATGACGGACATAATAATTCCTGATGATGAATTACCAATAGAACCATTAGCCCCAAGACCAGCGGGGAGACCAAAGGGTTCATTCTCAAAAAGAATGACTGATGTGGAGAAAAGAACATTCATCAACAACGCAGCAAGAGAGA